CACAGAGATGGCCAGGAGGCCGTGACATCCGCAAGGATGGAACGACCTGCAAAACCTACCCTGAGTATGTAGACCCGGTTGGCATTAGGTACGAGCGCGTTTACAACAACGTGCAAAAACGTCCGAAGCCAGGAGCTTTGTTAGAGAACCTGACATCGCTGCCGAAGCAGAAGACGTCTGTTGTGTGGAAGGGCTGCTATAAGTTCACCAGTACCAACACTGTGCGTAGTAGCTGCGTTCCCAACGTTGGGAATGAGTATGTCTACGTAGAGCGGTATTACCCCTTCCCCGGGCCAGTGGCCGAGGTAGGTGTTGAGGAGCCCGATTGGGTCCTCCCTCTGCGGTTGAAATTGCAGAGCGATAAGGTGAATCTAGCAGATTCCTTGGGTGAATGGCGTGAAGCCATGCGGTTGATGGGCGATACCAAAGATTGGTTTCTTCGGGCTCGCCAGGAGGCCGCCAAGATCTTCCGTTCGAGACGGAAGGTTCGGCAAGCCACTCGGTCCTTTAAGCGCTTATTCAAAAGGCGCCCGTGGGACAAGTGGGAACTAGGGGACTACGTGCAGATGGACCTCCTGATTAAGTTCGGGATCAAGCCTACTGTGCAAACCCTCGAGGATATTGCCGAGGCTCTTGACAGGATAGCAGTAATCCGTCGACGGTACCAAGTCACGCTGCGAACGCGGTATGACGAGGAATTGCCGGCGGAACCTGGCTACTCCGGAGCTCTTATCACCCACGCGAGGCGCTCAGCTCGCGCGATAGCCTACGTGACTTTCGACGTGAATAACCCGGCCATAACGGCGGGTAACATCGCTGAGTCATTGTGGGCTGGAACCCGCCTATCATTCGTGGTAGACTGGTTCTGGAACTTCGGGAGCTATTTGACCAGCTTCAATGCTCTGGATGGAGTAACATCCTTCAGAGGCACCGTTGGTCATCGAATAGTAGCCACCAGAAGTGATTCCCGCACGGCTTACATGTCAGGCGGGACTCGGACGACACTCAGGCCGGCGAGAAGTACGTTCAAGTCGTATGAACGCACGGTGATGCTGACTCTACCTGTGGCTAGCTTACCAAAGCTTACACCACTAACGGAGGCAGCTGAGTGGTCGAAATGGATCAGCCTTCGGGAGATCCTCTTTTCAATGCGGCAATCCAGCCGCGCCTCAACCAGGTGAAAGATCCTATGCCGGCAACAGCCAACATCGTGATTGCGGACAACGTGCCCTCCAATCACACCCTTGTCCCGCAGACCGCGACGATGGGCCTCTCCTCGTGGATTGGTACCGCTGCGTCAACGTTTGACGGGAACTTGCGTCTCGCGCTCACCATGTCGCCGCCGAGCAAGAGCCGGGCGACTACTCGGATCAAGGAATCGTTCGTCGTTCCCTTCGAAAGGGACGTGGACGGTGTGATCCTCGTGCAAGACTCGATCTCCTTCTTCACGGATGCGGTCATTCCTAAGACCGTTTCCGCAGCTGAGGCCCTCAAGGCCTATACGCTGTGGAAGAACCTCCAGGCAAATGCCTTCATTCAGGCCTACCTCGCAAACCGCGAGCCGGCGTACTGAGTGAGCCCGTGCGATGCGAATCGTGCGGGTGGTAGTGTTTATCCTACTGTTGGCCCTCATTGTATGGGGTCACAATCCAACTGTTGAGACAGTGGAGGAAGTGAACCGATGTCTGACGATGCTACTACCGGGCATGAGCCCGATGGAAGCGCCGAATGGAAATTCGAGCGTGATTTCGCCCGAAGACTGTTCCGGGCACTAGGGACCCCAGCGGCTGTACGAGCAGACCTTCTCCTCGCGGAGGGGGACGTCGTGCAGTTGCTGGAAACTGAGATCGATGCAGGTCGTTACCAAGAACCAAGGCATTTCGCCGAGGATTACCAGGTCGCGTCTCTGCTTAAATCCAGCCCCAATGTGCCCGGTTTACCGCTCGATGTGCGGCAGTCAGCGGCTCGTGAGAAGTTACTCTCTTGCGAGGCACGTAACGCCGAAACGAACGAGCGTTTAGCCCAAGACCTTCCCGACTGGTTTGGGGAGTTTTCCTCCTATGTGTTGCAGATTTTGGGTCCCCTTGGGGACTCGGAGTTGAATCGCATAGCGGATCGGGCGACGTTTGGACCCGGCGCTAACGTGGGGGTGCGAACAGAGGGTTTAGTCCCATCAATAAAGTATGAGACAGCCCCAGTGTGTACACCTGGTCTACTTAGCCTCCTGCCGGGCTTAATGCCGGCGATGGTGGCGCAGTACCATGCGGAACAGGGATCTGATCCCCGTGTGGTTCCAGGAAATGCGCACTTTACGGTACCGAAGAAATGGAACATCGAGCGCTGTGCTGCGAAGGAACCCCTCTACAACTCTCGCTTACAAAGCGGGATTGGGGAACTGATGCAGAAGAGGCTCTCCATCTTCGGTGTTGATCTCCGAGATCAGCGACTAAACCA